ATCATCGGGAGTGAGGATCGGCGGGACGGCGAGTTTTTGCCGCACGACTTGTAGAATCTGCCGGCTCTTGTTGGCATTGAGGATGGCGGCCTTGACTTGCTCGAATGGGCCGTAGCCGTATTGTTGCTTGCCGCCGGATCGCTTGAGGTAGCGGGAAACCATGTAGGGCATTTCCTCGAAGCCGCTGCGCAGCAGGACGGATGGGCCGTCGATGGCCACCCAGACGCTGGCGATGGGCATGTTGAAGGCGTCGAGCTTCTTGGGCTTGCGCTTGAGCCGCGGGAAGACGGCATGCACGACTTCATGCTCGGCATTGGTCCCCTGCTCTTGGAATTTCCGCCATGAGGCGGCGAGCTTGTCATTGCCGGCAATCACTTTCTCGCCGAATTTCTGCGCGAGCTGGGAAATGGTGTAGTGGCGCGCGAGGAAGATGGTGTCCACGTTGCCATCCGCGTCTTCCTCGATGCAGAAGCTGCCGACCGGGTGGGCCTGGAAGGTGATGACGCGCTGCGGGTGGGAGAATGCGGAGATGCAGCAGATGCCGAAGCCGGCGCGGTCCTCGAATGCCTCATTGAGCATGGTGTGGAAATTCCCCGCGGACAGAATGCGGCGGGTGACTTCCGAGGCGGCGTTGTACCAGCCATCGGCCTCGTCGCTCTTCACGTCGTCCGGGGCTTCCCATGCAAACCACTGGGTACCGGCCGGGGTGATGGCGGTCGCGTGGCCGGCGGCGAGGGTGGAAACCGCGTCGATGGCGGTGGTGTCGTAAAGGCGATTGGCCGGATTGCTGCCGGGGCCGGGGGTGTCCTTGCGGGTGATCGGGCCTTTGCGCGGCAGGGCGTAGTCGCACACTTCCTGCCACGTGCCATCCCAGTTGGCGCGTTCGCCGACCATTTGGCCCCAGCGGGAAAGTATGGTGGTGGCGTCTTCCATTACGCTCCAAGCAGGGTTTTTTTGCGGGGCTGCGCCTTTTCGGCCGGGGCAAGCAGGGTGCCAAAGCGGCCTTGCAGGGTGTCGTCGTAGCCGTTGCGGGCGCGCTGTTTCTTGCGCTCTTCCATTTCGGCATAGGCTTTATCCTCGCCGGTGGTGGTCACTGGCGGCGGTGCCGGCTCGGGCGTGATGGCTTTCGGCTTGGAAAATCCCATGCCGCGCATGATGCGGGCATTTCCCGCGGCCGCGCAAGTGGGCGATGCTCTGCCGATATGCTAGGAATCGAATGGTGAAATGACCCGCCGGCGTCTGGGGGAAACATCGCCCAGTCCGGCGATGGGGGAAATGACTTTTCCGCCGCGGGCCTGGCTGCCGTCCTTGAGCATGCCGGCATTGATGGCCTCGGCAATCTGGCGCATGGCGTCGCAATCGTGGCTGCTCCAGTCATGCACCACGTCGGATGTCATGTGGCCGTCGCGGGCGTCTTCCTTGGTGTGGTAGCTTTCGAGCGAGGCGATGAGGCGGGCGCAGTGCTTGGCGTGGATGACCATGCGCGGCATCAGTTCGGTGAGTTTGTTGATGCCAGTCCAGATTTCATCGCAGCGCGGGGTCACGCGGATGTTGGCGAGTCCGGCGGCTTCGAGTTGTTCGCGGTAGGTGGTGCCGACGTAGCCGGTATTGTCGGCATCGTGCGGCAGGAAATGGAATCCGTAGGGGTAGCCTTTGCCGCGGATGTGGGCGACGCGCTCGGTGGGGCCAAGGTCAAGGTGGGTGTCGTGGTCGATGACGCGGATTTCATCGGCCGTCATTTGGAAATAAATGGTGCGGGTGTTGACCGGGCTACCAAGGTCCCATGCGGTGTGTACCGGATATGAGCGGTCCCACTCGAATTCCCGAATTCGGGATTCGGCGCGCAGGGCGTCGATAAAGCGGGCATAGATCGCGCCTTCAACCGGGGCGCTGAATGCCTCGTCAAGCGTCGATGGATACTCGCGGGACATGAAAATCCCCTGCTCCATCTTGCGCGCAATCCACCATAGTTTCTGCTCGCGGGTGAAGGTCTTGCCGAGTTTGTCGCCGAGGTCGCGGAAATACTGCTCGGCTTCGCCGGTCATAGCGCCCTCGAAGCGCACGGCCACGGGGTCGCTGTGCCACGGAAAGAAGAAAATGCGTCCTTCGGCGTTGGGGTCCTGCTCGAGAATCGGCTGGATCATTTCCCACAGGTCGCCGCCGCGGCCACCCATCCATGTGGTTTCCACGGCGCGGATGCCTTTCCGGGCGGCGGGGTAGGCTCCGGTACGGATTTCGCGCGAGCGCGCGCCATCGGTGGCGGCAATCGGCCCCCATTCGGAAATGTGGAGCATGTTGCAGTCACCGCCCCGGCCGCCGGTGGTGGCGAAAATCACGCTGTCGTGCATTTCCTTTTCATCGCCCACCAGCAGGCGCAGTTCGGAATCGTTGCGCTTGAGGAAACGAATCTGCGCGAGGATGTCGGGATCAAGGTTGTCCACGGCAAAGCGGATGATTTCCACCATCTTTTTGGTGGCCTCGTCCTGCTTGCGGTCGATGAGGATGCCGCGCCAGCCGGATTTCCAGACGGCATGGTCGGCATTGAAGGTGCAGAGGGCGGTGGAAAGTCCAAGGCGGCGTGATTTGATGATGTAGAGCGGGACGGTGGGCGTCTCGATCATGTGGTCGATGACCAGTTGCTGCTCGGGCCGCGGGCGGAACGGGTGCGGCTTGCCCTCGCCTTCCACGCGGCAGGCGTAGAGGTTGGCCAGCCGCCACCGCGGGTCTGCCAGTTGGTCAATCATCGGCGCGGCCCTGGCGGATACGAAGCATCAAGGCGGCGAGGTCGCCGGATGCGGAGTGTTCAACTTGCTCGGCGGCGTTGTGGCCGGCCATCTTGTTGTCGATCTCGATGGCCTTGAGGGCGTTGTATTTCTCCACGCGCATGGTGCGGGAGGTTTCGGTTTCGCTTTCGGAAAAGCTGGCGATGAGGTCGCCGTTTTCGTCGTTGGCGTCCCGCGGGTCGAGCACGGCAAAGCGGGTGCGCACGACACGGGCGAGGAACGCGCGCTTTTCCTCGATGCTCAGCACCGCCTTGGTGGCGGCGGCGGTTTGCACGGCCTCGAGGTAGGCCGCCACGTCGGGCCGCCTTTTCAGTTTGCTCGCGGATGCGTGGGCGGAATGGACGGTGCCGGCCTTGAGTCCCGCCAGCTTGTATGCGTCGCCGGCCTTCTTTCCGGCCAGCAGCAGGTCGGCAAAGCGTTGGTGGCGCGGGTCCTTCGGTAGTGGTATCTTCATGGCTTGTAACGGTTGAGGAGCTTTTCAAGGTCGTCCCATTCCTTGCGGAATTCTGCCTTTTCCCGGTAAAGTTTGGAACAGCGGATTTCCGCGGAAAACACCGTCTGCCAGGTGCGGCGGAAGGCGCGGGCGACGATGTATTGCGGGACATCGCAGGCGCAGCACATGCCCAGCGCGAGCACGCGGGCGGCGGAAACCTCATTGGTGCCGCGCCCATCGGCGAACAATTCCCGCGCGTCCACCCGCCGGCGGGCAGCAACGGTTTCGACGATCAGCAAAATGCGGCGCGCGCATTTGTTTTTCAGCGCGGCGCGCTGGATGTTGGACATGACCTTGCCGCGCCCACGCTTGCCGCGCCCACGCTTGCCGCGCCTGAGCGTGACAAGCGCCACAAAAGGGAATTCCGGCTGCAAGGGTTTCATGTCGGATTGTGATAAACCGCGCGTGCGGTTGAATCAGTGGTTATGCAGAGACAAGTTTCCCATCGCGGATCTTCATCAGCTTCGAGCGTTCATCGAGGGCGGCGTCGATCTTGGCCATCCACGTCGATTTTTTCTCGGGCTTGGAGTCCATCCAGCTTTCGCGGAGGATCGTCAGTTTTTCGTCCACTTGGGCGATTTGTTGGAGTGTGTCTTGGTTCATGGTCGTTTGGTGATTCGGAGATTTTCGAAGAGCATAACAAGTCGCGGCTGGTCAACCGCCGGGAACGTCCTTCTTGCTGGCCAGCCGCTGGGGCGGCGGTGCCAGCGCTATTGCGTTCACATGACCGGAACCAGCTC